GGACCACAAGGACCACAAGGACCACAGGGAGATCCAGGGGCGACTGGACCACAGGGAGATCCAGGGGCGACTGGACCACAGGGACCGCCGGGTCCCTCAGGACTAGCCTGTCCTCCTGGATTCGCAGCCAGGACGGTCACCATCAACACACCGGGTGGGCAACAGACATTGTTCACCTGCATCAAACAATGAGGAGAACTAATGTTCCTAGTAGTTGACCAACCCCTCACCGAGACCCAGGGATGGTGGATCATCGTCGAACTAGGCGTCCTCGCACTGGTGGCCTTGGTCACATTCGCCATGCGACGGCGCTGATGTTAGGCGTCAGTAATGTTGGTCAGATATGGAAAGCGATCGTTGCGGGCGCTACGGCGGCAGCCACATGGCTAGCTACATCTTTCGCTGACGGAGAGCTCACAGCAGCCGAATGGGCTATCCTACCAGCGGGAGTCATTGTGGCAGTAGGAGCGGTGTTCGGCGTGAGAAATCAACCTCTGGCCAGTACCCCCACCGGCGCAGCGAACCAGGAGCGGGCAAAGTAGGTGCTACGTTGGTCCCTAATGGTCTGGAATGTCCTGGACAGTGACGTACACAGGTGGACAGTCTTCGAACCATTAGGGACCACGTCAGCCCCATATGCTGTGGGGTGCTGGTAGCCCAGCTAGCCACTAGTGGGCCACTACCCGTGCGGCCTCGGGATCCCTTTGCCATTCTTCGTCACGAATCACGTCCCTCTCGGTGAACTTCACGCCGTGCTCGCTGGAGAAATCCACATTGGACCATTCACTACTGGGGACGCCGTACTTGGCGAAGGTCTGTACTCGGTCCCGAATCTTGCAGGGGCGATCGAACGATGCTTGGAAGGGACAGTGGCCTAGCTGATAGCAGACCGGCTTGAACATGCCACTATCTGCCAATGCTTCGAACTGCCAGCCGCCGTAGTTACGGATCTCATTTACGATCTGGTTGAACACAATGCGCCAGTGGAACTGGGCCTGGGTACAGAGCCGGTTACCGGCGTGGTCTACCAGATTGCGGAGATCCGTGATGTAGTTGAGACGGGTAGCAGTAGCGTGCGGCAGTAATCCTCGAGCATCTTCCTGCGGCATGCCGTGATTCACCAGTAGGCTATAGCCCTTCTGAATGGTCTGAATCACATAGTCCCAGATCATCCTCTCCCCGTCTTTCGCCGTGATGAACTGAAACCCCGGCTCACTGACCATCTCATCCAGAGTGGTGCTCGTAAGATCGGCGGTAGCGGGAGTGGTCCCGAAGAGGCTTGGCGGGAGCGTGGTACCGTGAGCCAGATCTTCAACCACAGCAAATCTAAGAGATTCCTGAGCGTAAACCGCAGTACGCTGTCGCACAAGCTGATGCGTGAACGCACGATCTACTCCTTCCAGCATGAAGTGCAGTTTGACTGCCTCTAACGGCGCTCGCAGATGCGTCTTCTGAACGTCTTCCAACGCCTGGTACATGGTGTCGTTGCTGATGTCCGCCAGATCATGAATCACGTGCCCCTTGTACATCTCCGTCATAGCAGCGATCGCCGCTAACGGCCTAGGCGTCATCCACAGTAGATACACTTGTGGTACGACGCCGTATTCCTCCGTGGTCTCGTGCGCTTCCGCCGCAAACATTGCACGATCTCCCCAACGCTGTAGCTCTTCTGTCATGCTGGCTCCTCTGTGCTATATGGATCTGACCCCGTGAAGGAGGCGACTATCGTCTGGGGACAGTTGTTGTCGTTCCAAGCCTGCCGAGTGAGCAGGAGATACGAACCCTGATCTCCGTTGAAGGCGATGGTATCCTCCCCGTGCTCCGCCGTCTCTCCGATGGTGAACGTCTCATCCATTGTTCTGATCCTTTGGTATGGGTGTTGCTTCCGTATGGCCGGTGATGTTGATTTCCTCCCATTGCCTTGGCTCCCGGCCCTGGTCGGTGGTATGGCGATGGTACTGCACTAGTAGGTGCTCACACTTGACGACCTCGATCAACCCGCTGTTGTAGACGATGGTGATGGCGTCGTGGTCTGGCCGCACGAGCACTTCGTGTACGTTCTTCAGTTCATGTGCCATCAATCAGGGACCTTCTTCTGCGTCTCGGCCCAGGCGTCCCGAGCTTGATTGTGGAAGTAGTCCGCTATTCCACGCAACCGCCGTACCGTCCCGTATACGTCAGGCGGCAGTCCACCCTCGTACGAGTTCTGCAGCACTTCCACTGCCGCCAGGATGGAGTTGGCATAGCTATCTAGCGCAGGCGGACTGAAGACGTCCTGCCTACGAATGACCACGGCATCGTCTACCTTCCAAGCTTCCACCGCCTCGTCTACGCCTCCGAGTGGTTCGTTTCTACATTCTTCTACGAACTTGTAGACATCGTCCGCCTTCAGAACTACATACTTCTCGTCGTGCATCTGTCCTCCTATGTGTCGGGATCTATTACCCAGAATCTAGTGACGTATACCGCTCGGCGTGCCTGCCAACCTTTCTTCACTCCTTGGATCAGTACCACGTCGCTGTTCAGCTTGATGCCCCAGATGCCCCGCTTACAGTGCGGGTACTTCCAGCGGTCCCACGTGATAGTGACGAGCTCGTCCTCGTCCTCCCCAATGGCGATGACCCATTCATTCAGATGTGGGTCTTTGACCTCTTCCGGTTTGAGCTCTACCCCAGTGCGAGCGAAGTTGCTTTCGAACAGATCTCGCAGGTTGCGGTGGCGGATCATTCCCAGCCACACCACCGCCTCGTCATTGCCTCGGCTGTACGGTATCTCTAGCGACGTGTGCGTAGGAACCGGAAGCGCCCCGAGCTCGCCTCCTTCGATGGATTCACGTATAGAGTCCAGCCTTCTCTGGAGCCAGTGGACTCCGTAGGGATCGTCTCCGTCGCAGAAGGTTTGCCACGCTGCAGTCTTCTTCTCACCCACGCCACGAAGTTCCTGATAATGGTTCCAACCTCGGACGCCATACGGCTGTTCCTCCCTGAAGTTCACCATAGCGGGCGCTAGCTTGGGTCCTATACCGGGGATCTGTATCAGTCCGCCTAGTAGCCGCCCATCCACCGCCGACCAGCTTAGGCCGCTAGCGTTGGGGTCTGGTGGTTCTGCCGTGATGCCATGGCGGTGGGCGTCCCGCAGGTAGTTGAGCTGCTTATCCTCCGGCATCTTCATCAGGGATGCTACGTAGAACTCGATGGGGTGGTGGACCTTCAACCACATCGTCCACCAGGCTAGCATCCCATACGAAACACAGTGGGCCACATTGAACGCATATGAGCCAGCCGTTATACACATACCCCAGATGCGGCGAGCCTGCTCTTCCTCTAATCCTCGCTCCTTAGCGCCTTCCCAGAACTTGCCCCACTGCCGATTGAACTCCTGCTCGCCGATCTTCTTGCTTATGATCTTGCGAATGTAACTGGCGTGGGTCCAGTCAAATCCACCGATCTCTCGCACAATACGTAGTATCTGTTCTTGATAGATGATCTGGTAATGAGTCTGCTCTGCGATACGATCGTACAGTGGGTGGATCCTTTGAGGTCGCTTACGCCCCCACTTGATATCGACATACTCAGCACTAGCGTTATTATGCAGAGGGCCAGGGCGAGCAAGAGCGTTGACATCGCAAACTTCCTTGAAGGAATCTGGTTGGAGCTCAGCATTGACCGACCGCATAGCTCTTCCATCGAATTGGAATACACCAACCACGTCATTGCGCTGGAAAGCAGCAATAACGTCTGGGTCGTCAAGAGGAATATCATACAGTGCCTCCAACGGCATGTCGAGCATCCGCAGGCATTCAGCGATCATGCTCATTGTGTTCAAGCCAAGGATGTCGATCTTCAGGACGCCATACTTCTCAGCATCCTCCTTGTCCAGGCTGATGACCGATACCCGCTCATCCTTGACCTTGCGCTCGTAGGTGGCACAGATTTCCGTCAGGGGACCATTCGCCACCACTAATCCGGCAGCGTGTACCCCCATGCCCTTTACATTTCCCTCCAGGTCCATTGCCTTGCGGAGCTCTGGGTATTTCTCTACAACGGCAGCGGCAGCCTCGAACTGTTCGACGGTGTCTTCAATAGTAGCGGACGCCCGCAGGTCGCCCGAGCTACGTTCTAGAAGGAGTTCCTTCACCCGCTCCACTTCGTACACCGGGATGCGGTACACCCTGGCGACGTCATCTAGCGAGTTCTTACTCTTGTAGAAGGTGAAGGTGCCGATCGACCCTACGCAGGCCTCTCCATACTTTCGACGTGCATATTCCCAGATCTCACTGCGACGGTCACTGTCGAAGTCAAGATCGATATCTGGCAAGTCGGACCGGGTGAGATCGATGAACCGCTCGAATACCAGGCCAGGAAACACCATAGGATTGACCTCGGTGATTCTAAGCAACCAACACACGATTGAAGCTGCAGCGCTTCCTCTAGCAGGGCCAACCGGGATTCCAGAATTCTTGGCGAACTTGACGATGTCGCTGACGACGAGGAAGTAATCGACATAGTCCTTCTCCTGGATGATGGACATCTCGTACGTAAGTTGACGCCGGTAACGAGATTGCTCGCTACGATTGAGACGATCGCACTTGCGGTAGGCCCACCCTTCTCGTAGCCAGTCCTTGAATACCTGTACCGGGTCTTCACATGGATAGCGCAGGAATGGCAGGTGCGGTAGAGTGACGTTACACCGCTGTGCTATCTCCTCTGTGCTCAAGACTGCCTCGACAGCCTGCCTACGAGACAAGCCCGTCGATCGTAAGCGAGCAACCATAGCCTTGTCGCTCAGGGGAGGGCACAGCGGTACGTCGTAGCCCCAGGCCCGAGCCTGTTCCTCCAGGGTCTGCTTGTTGCCGCCTCGCACGTTGTGAAGAATCTGCTGCATCTCATTCTCTCGCAGCGTGGTGTAGTGAACGTCGCCTGTCGCTACCAGAGGGATATCGAGCTCGTCCCCTATGGCTGCCAGCATGGGATTGACCCGACAGATGTTCTCAAGCTGCGGGAATGCTTGAACTTCTAGGTAATAGCTATCCCCATAAAGACGCTTGAACCGTTGTGCCACCCCCTTCCCCCGCTCGTAGCTGGCATCTGCCGGGTCAATGTTCTTGCCGCCCATCAGACTAGTCTGTAGCAGTGACCCAGTACAGCCCGATAGCACGACCAACCCGTCCCGGTGCGCTTGTAGATTATCCCAGCCTGTGGTAGGCTCGTAGTAGAAATCCTGGAACGCCTGGCTGACGATCTCCAGTATATTGCGGTGGCCTGTCTGATTCTCTGCCAGGACCGTCAGGTGGTTCTTTCGTTGTGTTGCCCGTTCTCCCACGAGGCCGGTATACAACTCGCAACCGTAGATGGGCTTGATTCCTTCTCGCAGGGCGGACTGTTCCAGCTTGGACCAGGAGCTGACGTTTCCATGTTCTGTAAGTGCGAGAGCGCCCATGTTGAGCTCTGTAGCACGGCGGACGTGAGCTTCAGGCATCTGATAGCCGTCCAGGTAACTGAAAGTGCTATGATGGTGCAAGCTGACGTAGCGCATCGGCGGACGTTGTCTGAAGACATGGTGATTCTCCTCCTCGACCGGCCCATGCCCGAAGGCGTTGCCCTTGATGCTGTCGCAGCTTTCACCCACTAGTTCGCTCCCCAGGTATGACTGCCGCCAGCGGGACAACTGCTAGTGAACCTGTTCCTGACCATCCCGGTCACGAATAGGTAGGTCTCTGCGTACGGATAGAAGCCCTCGTTTGGACCGAAAGTAAGTTGAATAGCACCACATTGAGTGCACTTCTGAGAAGTCATTTGCCCTCCATCTGCCGAATGAAGAAGGCAGTGTAGTTGAGAATATCGTAGGCGTCGTCCAGGTCGACTAGCTCAGGATCGTCGTCATTGTGCTGAGAGTTCTCCCACACACGCTCTACTCGCCGCAGCTTGTCCCGCAGGTGCATCAGCTTGTCCTCCGGGCCGAACTCTTTCCAGATACCGCCCCGTTTCTTCTCTCGCTGCTGGTAGATCTGCATGGCCCTGGTGAACACCATCAGTTGCTGCACGTTGTCCAGCGTCATGTCAATGTCGAGATGTAGCAGTGCGTGACTGACAGAAGTAGACGGAAGTTTCGGCCACTCTGGGTCACTCGGATCGTATCCCACTATGTTCTCCTGTCTCATTATCCCAACGAACTAAGTCCAGGGTAATCCCCATCTGTACCTCGTTTATATTAGCCCGTGGCCTCCGTTCTTGAGTGGGGTGTGAATTGTGCTGCCGAGCGATCTGCCACACTGGCAGTCCTAGATCCTTGGCACGATCGAACTGGTCCGGAAGATCCTCCACTACACCTAGGATCCTATTGGGGTCGACAATCTCCACCAGGTCGCCATACTTGTCATCCCCGAATAGCAATCCCTTGAACTGGACGCCTTGCCGCTCCAGCCACCAGCGAGTGTCACCGTCTACATTATCTAGCCGTTGCCAGGGACGATTGCTAGCGATCCAGATATCTGCCTGTTGGCCCAGGCTGTGAAGCGAGCTAAGGGCTGAATGGTACGCCTTCATGAAGCGTTTCTGACCACCCTGCCGATAAGCCAGCTTGGCTTGGCGCCACTGATCCTTGCTTAGCCCCAGCCAGGCTTCGAAGTCGCCCGCTCCATCCCAGTCACATTCGACCGTTGGCATTCCCCAGTATGTCCGAACGAAGTTGCTACAGCTTTCGTGGTAGCGAGCTAGCGTGCCATCTACATCGAATACGACAACGGGCTTCACCTTGGCGCTGCATCGTTCACATAGCATTGATGGCCGCCAACGCTCCAAAGTAGGCGTCATGGGACAGCGGACGTTTCTCCCATTTGCCGTAGCGCCCCAGCCTGACTAGTAGATCTTTGCCACAGGTACAATCTGTACGCAACGGCTTATCTACCTTGACGGCAGGGTGATGCCCCGGCAGGAAGGCGTACTCCGTGAACGTATGGCCCCACAAGTTGCTAGCTCGGTACCACTTGAGGTTGGGGTTGCCATTGTAGACGATCTGCATCTCTCTACATTTCAGCTCCTGACTGATCCACACCCGCTGCCGAATGAACTGGTGCTCCGGCGTGATGCAGTAGCCCTTTGGAGGAATGGTGCTGAGGATGAGGCTGTGAGTAGCGTTCAGCTCCAGCACCATGGAGTAATCCACCGTGACGTCGATCACATTGTTGTGGTACATCTGCCACAGGTTGTGGTACGCCTCTTGTAGATTCCAGACCTCGTGAATGCCGTGGGCAAACTCCTCCCAGCTAGTTGGCGCCTCGATGTCTCCGTAGATCTTCTCGGCGTAGACATCACGGCTACCTATCTTGACGAACTCCACCTTGCCATCTGGCTCTACATCCGTGAGCCCGTGAATGGCACTATGTAGATACTGGGCCCCGCCGATACGGCTCGGGGTCTTCACGCTGAAGATATGCGGATCGTAGCCCGCAATGGCGACGGCGTGGGCCGCTAGTAATCCGGCGGGACCACACCCCAGTACTGCGATGTTGGTCATCCTACTCCTTTACATCCCGGAGAATCTCGTGTAGCACTGGGCTGATCTTGATGTTGGGACCGTCCCGATTGATCATCCTGGAGGTCCACAAGTTCTTGACGACTAGGTTAGCAGACTCTCTGCTCATGTTCAGCATGTCCATCATGTCCATCATGCGGAACGAGCCTTCCATATTCCGTAGAAAGCGAGCCAGCCCAACCTGGCCGGTGAGGTAGCTACGGGTATCGTCTCTGGCCTTGTTGGCGATGGCAAGATCCTCGAAATACTCCTCGCTCACTTTGCGATATCCGAAACTGTGCAGCCCGTAGATCCTGTCGATGAATCTGATTGCGTCCACCACGTGCGTCTTCCGGACAACGACGCACTCCCCACTACGGTCGGTTGAGTAAGTACGTGCCGCCAGAGCGACCGCCAACCTCGCAATCTTGAATCTAACATTAGCTGCCTGAATGAGCGGCGGGTCTTCGGTATAGCGACCGCCAAGAGCGAGAGCCGAGGCGTGTACAGCATCCACTGCTCCTGGTCCCCAAACAACCTGATCTGATACTCGACTCCACGCCCATAGGAGTAACTCGTGGCAGGCCTCAGAGTTGTATCGCCGCTCTGGAACATCGGCACGAGAAGCGTTGATTGCCTCGGAATCCACCTCGTCAGTCTTGACTGCCATGGCGAGGTCAAATCGGGCAATGTCCTCGTTGTTGCCGATAAGTGGCCTAATCGCCTGCACCCCATAGGTGTAGTTTGCCATACGTGCGTTTCGAGGATTTCCCATCCAAAGGAGACGGGTGCGTGCGAGTGTGCTCTCACTACGTATCTTGGTGAGCTGAGCCAAGCCGCTGCTTCTAATACTAGACATCTGGGCGATCTGATCTTTCGAGAGACCAGAGATCTCGTCCAGCACAACAAGCCTTCGATCATTGAGTGGTATGGTACCCCAGGTGATCTCCCATTCTCGTCCTTGCCCAAGTTGCTGTAGACCTCCTACTATGCCAGCGAATGTTGCGCTCTCGCAACTGACAATCTCGCCTAGCCCGTAGTGATGTGACAGCCTCTCTGCCGCTTCGCTCTTGCCTGTACGGGTGTCCCCCACAATCAGGGCTTCCAACCAGCCCTTGGTAATCAGAGTGTTGTCGAATCTAAAGCTCAACACACTATGGTACACCAGATCCATCAGCACATGCATCTCTGGCCGATTGACGATCTTAGTGATGTGGTTGCTCAGCTCTTTGGATATTTCAGCTGCTTTGCCCAGCGGCGATTGTCCAGGCTCAGGGCGAAACCTCTCAAGGATCGAGCCATTCGGTCGAGACGACTGATATAGATCCAGGCTAGTCTTCGTCGGAGATACATCCCAAGCTTGGAACTCGTTGTGTTGGTCCTTTGGAGACGGATATATAGTCCCCACGACCTCCACCGTATTGTTGGGCAGGGTGTCATGCCTTCCGACGGAGATAACACGGCGATTGGTGTGTTGGTGCCCTTCGGCCATTGGCTGGTCGATTGAGGCTCGGACATATAACTCCTCTACACTACGGAACTCTCGCACCACAGTATCCAACAACCCGCACTTCTGAGCGTTGATCAGCGTGCGCATGATCTCATGCATCTTGCTGTCCGGACTGCCGATCATATCCAAGATCATACGGTCGTCGGCGGGAATGGTGCGCACCGCTCTGCCTTCCATGTCGTTCATGGGACAGATCTGGCACTTGGCTCCAGCGGACTGAGTACAGCTGTATTCAATCTCCTTGGGTAGCTGATGTATGGCGGACCGCTTACCGCTGACCGTGACATTCATACGCATCCGGTCGCCTGCTCTGTCAGAGTTGAAGCTATCCAGAATTCCAACGTCTATCAGTTGCTTAGCAGTGAGCTCCGGGTCTCTGGTGCGCCCTGGGGTGGCGCTGATGAGATCCTTGAAGTCGTGCGGGGTATGCTTGTCGACGTGAAAGTAGTCTGTCAGGTCTTTGCCGTGTTTCTGGGAGAGAGGGTACGGAAGCTCAACCAACCGAATCTCTCGGGCGTCCCGTTGCAGAGCGACAGCGATCTTGCGACCACCACTCACTCCGGCGTCGTCACAATCCTGGCAAATGTAGACCACCTTGTCCAGGAAAGAGTGATTCCACTTATTGTGCCAGACAGCAGCAGCTGCCGTCCTGGTCACGGCCGGAAAGCCGTTCTGGATGGTTATAAGAGCGTCCCACTCTCCTTCACACAGGACAACTTCGCTTGCATCCTCCATCGCCGCAATGGGATACAGGACAGGTTCATTATGTCCCGTCACACCCCAGATCTTGCGACGGTTCGGTCCTGGGTCTAGCTTGTAGAAGCGGACATTGAGGATCTCACCCTGGCGGGAGCGCACGGGTATCGTGTAGGCGGCATTAGCGTCGTCCCATCCGATCTGATATCGCTTGAGCGTATCGACCGAAAGTCCTCGAGCCTTGCGTAGTGCCGCCAGAGCATCCTTGTTCCTCCCAAGGGATCGATGAAGCTTGTAGACGGAATCTTCTGTGAGGTACTCCTCTCCGGATATTGAGTCGAAGTCGACGAACTCGGCAGTTGTGTGGGGCTTGTGACCATTCGTACTCTCCCACTTCATGCGTTCGATGAGATCTGGTATCGGACCGCCCGTCCTGCAAACTTGGCAGAACCATACTCCGTTCTTTACGTTTACACTGGCGCTACGTGTCCTGTCGTCGTGGAAAGGGCAGTGCATGCCCCATTCTCCATCAATATTCGCCCGCTCACCCTGGAGGAACGGCTTGAGTTCACGCAGCTGCCTTGGCGTGACAGCTGGCAATCGCCTCTCCTATCTGCGATTGACTTCATCAGGGTCGCTATCGTAGAACTCATGCTTCGTGAGTCCGAAGATCTTGTTGTACTCTCGAGGTTCAACGAGAGCTTCGCCCGTAGCAAACATCTCGGCTGTTTCTAACAACCTCGGCCCGTTCATGAAGTACCAGTAACATGTGCCTCCGTCCCATTCTGTCCGCTGGCAACTAAACCCACACATCTTCAGGTACGTCACTAGAGCCATGTCGTTGCTGCGAAACTCAGGCATTTCTGCTGCTTCTGCTGCTGACATGAATACTCCTAGCTAAGGGTGGGGGTCCCCTTGCGGTAACGGGTAAGCGTAGTCCATCGCCGCTATTGAGGACGGCCCAACGTCTTGTCATTCTGACGTGAGCCAGGCCGTGCCCCTGAGCAGGGGAGCTAGCCCGACGGCCTGACCCACGGCCTGGGCGGGCGGACGGGAGAGCTCAACGCTTCGGCGGCGTTGCGGAGCTCTCCCGCCCGACCTAGTTCATTCGAACGGATCTACGTTGTCGTCTGACCGCAGCTTCTCTCGCAGAGCGTCTTCGTCGTCCTTCTTGAGGACTCGGAGCTGACGGTTCTTCATCTCGGTGACCAACGCTGCTCGATCCATGGCGTCGTAGTCGTCACCCTCTGCTTCCGGCTCTTCTTCGGCGGCGTAGTACTCCGGCTGGAGCTCGAGAATGCGGGCCACCTTGTTGGCCTTACCCTTGATCCCCTTGGGCTTCTCCTCGCCGTACTCCGTGAGGATCTCGTTCAGGCCGTTGAGGTCCATAGCGGTGAGGTCGGCTTCGGTGTAGCCCTCTTCCTCAGACTCTTCCTCGTCCTCGTCCTCTTCGGATTCCTCTTCGTCTTCGTCCTCGTCGCCTTCTTCGTCCTCGTCTTCATCCCCCTCGTCGGCGCTGAAGTCCTCGTCGTACTCGTCCTCTTCCGTGTCGTCCAGAATATCCTCGTCTTCTGCTTCGAGGTAGGAGCCGATCTTGGCCGAGTATTCGCCGTTGAAGGTATCCCCTCGTACCCGGATCTTCACCGGCATGCCGACGACATCTTCCGTCTTGAATTGACCCTTGCGCTTCTTGATGGTAGCGATGCCTAGTACCTGTAGGAACTGGTCCATCTTCCACTGGGCTGCCTCGCTGAAGCTGATGTAGTCGAACAGGCGGGCACCCTTGAACTGCTTGTTCTTGGACTGGGTGATCTCCACCACGATCTCCAATCTGGGAGCGTCCTTGTCGGGCTTGCCGTTGCCGTCCGCCTTATAACCGGGCTTGCACTCCCGGATGATGGCGCCATAGACGCCCGGTGTGGGCGGGACGAATCCCTTAGCCCGATCCGGGTCGCTCTGGCTGACGTCGAACTTTACCGTGGGCATCCTGTCTTCTCTCTTTCTGTCAGGTGGCCTTGCGGGCCGTTGTGGACCTTACCCTACCCGCCGCCTTCTTGACGGGGCGACGGCGGCGCTGTTCTAGATTTACAACAGGGGCATCATGTTTCCCAAGGTTGGGTAACACCTTACTGATCTCCTTCATCCATCCGGGAATTCCGGTTGTGGGGTCAATGAGGCCATTCTTGCCGGTCTTGACGTACCACTCTTTCCCCAAACAATGAAACCTGTTCTTGGCCATGATCCCTGCCCGCTTGGTGAGGATGATCTTGCGGACGTCATCCTCCTTGCGGTGCGCCACCGTCATGTAGCCCACCATTCCCATGTAGCCACAGAGCTTCTGGGCGAACTTATCGCCTCCACCTTGGAACAATGGCATCTTGAGCTGGTTGCCCGCTGGGTCTTCTACCGTCATGACATGCGCAGTGATGCCGAAGTTGATCGGCAGCGCTACCATCCAACGCACCCATAGACCCATCCGGTTCTGGTTTTCACCGTACTCCGGCCTATCTGGTCTGTAGATGCTGCGATTGCTCTTAGCTGCCGCTACGTCCGCCATGATCTGGTCCAGCCCCTGCTCTTGCATCAAGGTGCCGTTGTCCAACCAGACCCATTCGAACTCCTGCGTTCCGCCATGGCGTAGATACTCATGCGCTTCCAACAGGTCATTGTGATCTTCCATGACCCACTTCTCTGCCTTACTGCCGTGAATAGCCATCGGCGTTGTCTCGTTCGCATTGCTAGCCAGAATCAACGCCTTCTCGCTGGTTCCTGCAAATACGGACTTTCCCGCACCTGGCTCGCTGAACAGCATCACATTGACGAAGTTGTCATCCGTCGCCACCGGCACGATGGCTTTCGGTCTTGCCATTCCTGTCCTCCTATTGAGTGGGCCAGGACCGCCCTCGCAGACGATCCTGACCCGTACCAACCAAACGACCCTACCCTACTACTTGCGGCCTCGCTTTAGTACCCGGTTGGCCTTGGCATGAATGCGGTTCTTAGAGGCGAGGGAGAGCTTGCCCTTGCGATGCATCTGCGTGGCTCGGGCCTTGGCGTTAGCGGCGTGCTTGCGATCGTGCATGGGGTACTTGCGACTCCCCGGCAGACCGAACTTACTCTTCGAAATCTTCTTGCGACTAGCAGCCTTCACTGTCAGGCTCCTTGCTTGTTGGCTGGCGGCTGGGGCGGTTGCTTCTTGTTCCGGCCCTTCTTGGTCTTGACAGGCTTCTTGAAGTCCGGTGTGTTGGGAGTCCCCGCCGTCTTGAAATCTGGGTTGGTCTGAGGAGTGATCTTGCTTGCCGGTGGTGCCTGCGCCTTCTTGACTCTTGCCATCAGTGCTTCCTCCTGAAGCGACCTCTTGCGTCCCGAGGGTGTTTCTCGTCCAGTGATCCTATGACCTTCACGGCCAAGTTGCTCAACTTGCCCTTCTTGATCTTCTTCACCGGCCCACCCTTGACGTGCTTGGCCTTCTTCGCTTTCTTAGCTTTCTTAGCTTTCTTGGGTTTGGGCGGCTTCTTCGTCCTCGCCATTAGCGCCTCCGCTTCCGAGCCCGGTTGGGCAGATTCCTGATGGGATGCTTGACGCCTACACGCTTGGCTTCCCGGACGAACTTCCTAGCCACACTGGGCTTCTGCGAGAACAGGTATCTCGCCTGCGCCTTGCTACGGAATGGTCTCCTAGCTGGCATCAGTGACTTCTTTCTAGCTCGATCTCGTGGGCTTCGTACGGCTCCCACGTGGTGTAAAGGCTACGCCTTATAGCTCGCCAGTCGCTACGAGCCTCGTGTACCTCGCACATCTCCTTATGATCACACCAGTTGCAGTGTTGGCCTGGAGTCTTGGTGATCTTCAGCTTGCCCTGCCGAGCTAGGGCCATCTCCCGCACTTCCGCCAAGGTACGATTCAGCATACTGATGCGGTCGCCTTCGCCTCGGTACACTGGCTCTCGCTTGAACAGTGGCGGCGGCTGCCGTACACTGATGGTGCCATTCTGATTGAGGTACAGTCCCTCTGAATTCATGGGACGCTGGTCTGCGAACGCTTTCCTCAAGCGGTTGTAGAGGACATAGTCCACGAATTCATCCGGCCCTAGTATCCCCTTGGCCTTCAGCCAGAACGGTGCGAATGTGAGGTAGCTCCCCGCCTGCTCATCGTTCCAAGTAGGAGCGCCGAAGGGAGCCAGGTTCTGGCCAGTCTTGGTCTCTAGTACTACCAGCCAACCCGTGAACAGATCTCGCCATATGCCGTCGGTGGTGCCGACGTAAGTGTACAGGTACTTCCCTGTCTTGGGATGGAACACATCCACTTGGAACGTCATCTCGCTAGCGATCACTTCGTACCGCTCGTCGTCCCCGTACTCGGCGACGTAGTTGTCCAGCATCTCCACCCCTAGATCTTCCGCCGTGATGGTGGGGTCGTCTTTGATGGGGAAGATCTCCTCTGCTCCATCCTCCAGCATCTTGCGATAGATGCGAATCAGATGCTTGGAAGGCTTTCCCCTGCGCTTCTTGCCTGGTGGGTAGTACGCCTCTAGCGACTTGTGTACCAGGTCTCCGAATCCTAGAGCAGGCCGAACGTCCTTGGGCCTCAGGTGCTCCACGTAGGACCACCACCACTGTTGCCTACAGGTCTTGTAGCAAGTTCTCTCCGAGGTCCGGATGGTTACTAGCTGTTCTGGCATCCTATCTCTTTCCTGTGAAGAACCCACGCTTCCGGAACTCGAGCACCTTCTTGTTGACTTCGCTCTTATCCAGCACACGCTCCTGAATGTATTGCTGGATCGTGGCGTTAGTCCGTACGAAGTACCCTACTACTTGGTGGATGCGGGACGCTCGGTGCAAGCGATCAAGCGCCTGCTCCTGGTCGTCCGGGTTCCAGGTTTCGTCTAGGAAGATAGCGGTAGATGCCCGGTCCAACGTGATACTGACGCCACCCGCCGTGGTGGTGCAGACCATGACCCTGGGCCCGCCTGGCGCTTGGAACTCTGCCTGTAGGTCCGCCCTGCGCCGGGTGCTCACGGGACCAGTTATCTTGGCGCTGGGAATCTTATGTTTGAGAAGGTACTCGTACACCATGCTAGCCATGCGCTCGCTCTCCGTGAAGATGACCACCTGTTCGTCCCCCGCAGCATCCTCGTCTCCCGTGATCCCACGCTCTCCCAGGAGGTCCATGATCACCGGCAGCTTTGGGCTATCCTCGGTGGGATGCAGCTCTATGTACGGTGGCTCATCCGGGTCAGGATCAGGAATGATCTTCACGGTCTGCACAGCGTTAGCGAACTGCTTGAGACGAGCGTACTCAGCCAAGATGCCAACGGCACTCAGGTTGTAGTCGTCAATCCTGACCTCCGCCATATCTTCGAATTCAGTGTACTGCTCCTCCTGCTTCTCAGTCATCGGCACTACCATATCGATGATCTGCTTTGGCGGCAGCCAGGGCAATACTTCGTCCTTAGTGCGGCGTATCATGCGTGTGCTCAGCATAGAGTAGAACTGCTGTTCCATGCCCTTCCGAAGAGACTCGATCTTCTTGTAGCCATGATCTTCGACGATGTCTAGCCACATCTCGGCGAAGCGCCATTTGCTACTGAACTCATCCGGATCCAGGATGTTCAGCGCAGCAAATAGCTTGATGATCTTGCCGCCCATAGGCGTGCCGCTCATCAGGATCTTCTTGTCCGCCGTGATACCCCGCACACCTTTGTGAGTGCTTGTGTTGCCCTCTCCCAATCCGGCCAAGTGAAACTCGTCTAGTGTGAAGCTGTTCCACTCAATCTCCTCGAACTCGGGAAACACAGGAAAGAACTCTTCCCGACAGCCACCCTTACGAGCGCACTTGCGGAGCTCGTTCTTCTTGATGCCGTTCTTGCCTACATGATCAGCACAACGCTCGAAATCGCTGTCGTACGTCAGGGTAGCAGGATTGGTGACTAGCCAGAATGGTTCGTCCTCCTCCCAGAGCCACATCACCTCCTGCATGGTACGAATGCGACGTTCCCGCCCATCCGGCATGATGTAGATAGGGTGGGGCTGTAGCTCTAGCAGCCAGTGCTCCCACACGGAGTACAGCGAGCTCCTAGGTGCTGCCACCAGATGCGGCCCATTCAGCAATTCTCCCTCCTCTATGGCCGCAATGAGCTCGATGGTCTTGCCAGTACCGGGATGATTGGCATTGATGACACCCGGTACCAACGCCATGAAAGCCACGTCCGCTGCCTGATAACTAGCGTCGCCCGCTAGGTGTTCTTCCCGCTCTTTCTTCGTGTAGTACGGCCCCTTCGGCCCCAGGTGGATCATCTCGTATAGATCCTTGTTGATCAGGGGCAGTCGCTCCAGAGTGGCGGTGTCACCTGTGCTGAGGGCAGACAATTCCCTATGAAGGCGCAACTTCTCATTAGCCCACTTGCGGAAACGAGGCGTCATGTCTGGCTCTATGATGTCGTGAATCATGCGGGCCAGCTCTACATCACTCTTGAAGTACCAGTAAATCTCGCCCTTGTCCGGCTCCTTGTCAACTGCCTTGAAGCGAGCTCCAGGAAGCTGCTTCACCTTGTTGACCAGAGCGGTGTTGTAGTCGAACCTCAGTATGATTCGACTCTCATCCTCGTTGAGGTCTATCTCCGGTATTCTCAAGTCGTTTCTCCAGTTCCAACAGCCATTCGATGAACTTATCCATGTTGAGGATTACTCTCGTCTCTTCTCCTCCCCTCCAAGTCTGCCAGCTCAGCAGCGTCTCTCCCGGAAAGCCCAGATCCAACAGCTTGGGCTTGACCACCGTCTCTACGTAGTCCTCCAAGAATTCGTTCTGTGCTCTGCGAGCCTCACCTTCCGCTTTCTGACGTTGACGCTCTCGTTCCTTGCCGGCGTGGATTCCACACATGAACAGCTCATCGTCCACAACTGGTCGATTGCAGAGTTGGCCATAGTAGTCGCTGCGGTCACTGGTGAGTTGATGGCCGCAGTAGCCGGTGGGCAGGCAGCGCCGAGTGACACTGCGCATCTCGTCTTTCCACTTCGTGCGATGGTCGTTCACCATCATATCCACAGGAGGACAATTCTGGGGATGGTCCTGGTCGACTGGCGCAAAGTGATCCCAGTACTGCGACTTCCGGTAAGCCCATGGTTCTTCTTCTGGCACTTCCCGGTCTGGCGTGCGTGCGTCATAGCGGAACATTGTCTCCCACACACACAGCATTCCACAGAAGCGACACTCGCTTGTGGTTCCGTCAGCTAGTGCCATTCACAACCACCTTCTGCAAGCATTGATCATGATCTTGTATCTCCTTTGTGCTTCGTACGGATTGTTGCCTGTCAGTTCGTAGTAAGCCTCCGGGTGTTTGGTGACCATGTGCAGCACGGTCAGAGTTCTGGCCATGTCCTCGAATTCCATGTATCGTTCCCACTCACAACCAGGAACGTTACAGTAGGCACCGAACGTGCTATCAGTGCCAGTTTCAATCTTGTCTTCTAGGCCCATGGTCGTTCCTCTCGAACTTGGTACAGGGGTGGACTGGTCTGATCCGCTGGAAGAGTGTCAGCATCCAATCTTGTAACAGATCGCTTCTGCCCTCCACTCCTCCTGTGGCCTGAATGATTTCATGTTGATAAGCCAAGCGACCACAGTTTCTACAGCGCCAGTCTTCTAGCATGTTGGCCCCTAAGCCTCCCGAACACAGGGGACATAGCACTGGCCCTGCCCCCAATTCCAGACCAGCTACGGCCCACCCTAGGGTAGCGGGTAGGGGCGTCCCGGGTGGCGGGGTGGCCCCTACCCAATGAGAAGCGGGGCCAGTCGAGGACGCTGGCCCCACTCCTCCTTCCAGCGTGGGTGGACACGCCAGAACTACGCCGAGACCCGAACGATGTCGCTCAGCTTGACAGCGTGGGCGGCACCCTTCTTGTCGCTGAAATGAAGCTCGCCCTTGGCCAGCTTCTGGACCGTCTTCACTTCCATGGAACGAGGACGTCCGCTACGGCCGACCTTCATGGTGTGGCCCTCGATGCGGGTCTTCAGCTCGTCCAGATCCATGTCGGCGATGTGCTTGCGCCCAGGATTCAAGTTCTCCTGGGCCGACGCCTTGGTGGACTTGGAAGCCTTAGCCGCCTTCTTGACCGGAGTCGCCGCCTTGGGCGGAGTCTGACCGTTGGGGTAGCGACCGCCCTTGCCGATCCGATTCCCGATGTTGTCCTTGCCGGAGCTCTTGGAATAAAGCGTCCGCAGTCGGGCTTCGCTCACGTTGGTGCGAGCCGCAATCTGGCCCCAGGAAAGAAGCTGACCATCTCGCATACGCACCGCTTTAGCGCCAAGGTCCTCTTCGTTCTTGAAGCTAACGAAGTCCTGCGGTGCCAGGTGGCCTCGCATGTACAGAACCTCGACCAGACTTCGGCCCAAGCCAACCTGGGTGCCGATCTCCTTGAAGCTGAGCTCTTCCGTGTCCCTCATGCGGACAACGTCCTTGGGATCGACGGTGGCTGCCTTACCACCCCTGGGAGTCGCCGCCTTGGCCGGAGGAGCCGCCTTCTTAGAGACGGCTTTCTTGCTGGCGGCCACCTTCTTGGCAGACGCCTTCTTGCTTGACCGCTTCACTGCTGCTGGCATTACTATCTCCTGTTCTCCGGGGCTTGTCCCCGGTAGGGGTAGTGTATCACTCCCCTAGAGTTCGTGACGGAGTAACCCGTCATCCTGCGTATGGCGGCGGATCGGACCCCGCTGGGAGACAGACCCGAGTGTCTCTGGGATCTGGCGTGCATGGTTGGGGCGTCGCTGGATTGGACGGATCCACTAAGAACTGACCCGTAGGATCCATGGTAGTGAAGCCCAGGGCCATCGCCTGTTGCGCCTCCGGCGTGGGTGTTGGTGGGCTATCTGCCGCTAATCCGAAGGGGATACAGTCGCAGAATATCGGCAGATAAGCGTGGGCCGTAGCGTCACACAGGAAGTGAGTACGGAAGAACAGCATATCTCCCTCGGTACCAGATCCGAAGTACGGCACCAGCGCATAGCCGCAGGCGTAGTTGTGACGCAGAACCTGACGTTCCCACGGCCACTCCGCCAGACACGATGACCGATCAGCGACGCCTCCCAAGAAGTCTGAGTAGAACCACCACGACCACTCTTCTTCGTTCTCCAAGCCGGGATCATTCAGCCACGACCACACCGTCGCATCTGCCAGGTCGTTCATACCGATCCAGCACGACGCCATCTCGTGCTCATGCTCCGGCGGAGGCGGAGGCATGAAATGAGGATGAACGTACATCCCGTTGGGCCAACGCTCGTCGTAGGGATACTGCCGCTCGCACGCCGTCAACGATGCCACCAGTACTAGCGGAAGGAGTATGAACACCACCCGCCTCATCGTGGGGGCCTCAATCCCTTATCGCCGCCCAGCTTACCAGCGGAAGGCGGGAAGTTATTGTCGATCACGAATCGAGCGACAATCCAAGCGCCACCCGCTATGGCAGCGGCTCCTAGTAGTACCAAGATAATCATTCTTCTCTCCTGACTATGTTATCTCCTAGGTCTTCCGGAATCGGACCTTGGGCCCATTCCAGATGGTACTGATCCCTGGGTTCTCCATCCCAGTTGCTAATAGGATCGTTGGGAAACCAAATCTCCGGGAAGAAGAAGTTGGCCTCCGGCTGATCCTGTATCCCAGACAGAAACGCCCTCAACCCTTCGGTGGCACGTAGCCGGGTGGGGAATCCATTAGGTCCTCCCCGTGCTCGGAAGCAAACCGGAATGATGTGCCAACTGTCGCTGTCTTCCACTATGTCACCACCACTGTTCGGAAACATAGCTGGAGAACCTGACTGTAGTCCTCACAGCTTGTGGCCTCCTGTACAAATCTGACGGCAGCCTCCCTTCCATGCTTGGTCTGAATACCTCGCCTCACCAGGCCGATGAGGTTGAACACGTTGCCGTCCTGATTGGTGAACTGCACCGTGACGTCTGGATAGGTGACGTTCACCTGACCGTTACCTTCCCCTTGCTGACCTTGATCTGGCCATACCAACGCCGTTCCCGATGCGGGTCCGGCCCGACGAAGGTATCGTCCAGCCCTTCCGGCAGATTGGTTCCGGTGAACGTCATTCCAGCGTGCTGCCCGTAGAGGCTGTCATTCACCCAGACCACCGCACCGGGATCCTGCCGCATCATAGCCAGGACCATCTTCTTGGTTCTGGGGCGTGTACCGTTGATCAGTACGCTGTAGCCCATTAGAACCGCAGCCTCCTGGCGCCCCATAGCTCACCGTCGTCGCCGATGAGAATGATGCGGTCGTCTTCGGTGTGAAACAGTTCAGTCAGGTGCACCCGAACTATCTGAGGGTTGGGGGCAGCTTCGACCGCAGCCGAGGATTTGACGACTGCCGCCTTACGGGCCTTAGCTGCCTTGCGCTGAGCGGCCTGCTTCTTCCTACGCTCGATGGCCTGTGGTTCCTGGCTGACGACGCCGTGCGCCTTACTACGGTGCACCGCCAAGCCACCCTTCGACTTCTGCAGCGCCCCGCATTCCGGACAGTTGAGATTCTCTGTTTCCGGTTGCTGAGCTACTAACGGATTGAAGGGATTGTCTAGTTCGGTCACTACTGTCCTCCTGTATGATTTGGTATTACGTCCCTACTGTACTAGTTGGGTGTCCTTCCAACCTGCATTGGCAGAAGCGCATTTGCATTCTCTCGCAATGGTGGTGCAGCCCGCCGTTACAGAGCACGCACCAGTTCAGTATGTGCTCTCCTTTCTTCGGTTGTTCATCTATGAACCAGGCCACCTGCCCGATGACGTCACTCTTGAACTGTCGGCGCCTGGTCATCTTCGATCGGTATCCCACCAGAGAACTCTGGCACGTAGTCGTCGACGATCAGCCGAGCGTCAGCGTGGTGATCGCTCATGTAGCAGCGGAACTGCCACCCTGTTTCATCCTCTGGACTGCCGCCGCCGACGGTCAGGATGATCTCCCAAGGGTGATCTTTATCTGGATTTGGACTGAGCTTCCAAGTGTCACCGAACTCGCTATTGAGCTCTTCCTCGTACGTGACAAGGTTGCCAAGAATATCCGCCTGCCAGATCCCATATGGATCGACCAGATCCGGAGCTTCCCCTGCCTTCCATCCGTGGAACTTATCAAACGCATGACCACTAGCCATGTTCCTCCTCCGGGAATGGGTTATGTAGCTCTGCGTACAGCTTCTTCACTGCTATTTCTGCTCCTCTCATGGCGATCAGCCCACACATGATGCGCCAAGAGTGCCTGCTGATTCCGAACTTGGACCGCAGCCGCTCCAACACTTCGTCCTGCTCCAGTGTCCTGTTGGCCTCCCGAGCGCATTCCTGCCACCAGCGAGGCGAGGCCGCTACGGACCACACGCTACGGGGAGTGCTTGACGGCATCAATCTCCTCCTCCGTGGCACCTTCGCCTGTGGCGATGTCTTCCCAGTTCTCGATCTCCGCCTTGCGATCTTCCAACTGCCGATAGAGCCCGTAGAGCTTCTGCAACGCCTTGGTCTTCTCGCTGACCACCCAGTTCTTAGCACCGGGCAGGCTCAGTTCCAGGTGCGGAATCTGACAGATGCGCAGAACTGTCATTCCGTCCACCGTGATCCAAACGACCTTGCTGTCCTCTCTCACGTCGATCTGCACCCCGTACTCTGGTGCGGTGATGTCTATCTGTTGGTACTTCATTTCTGTCATTCTTCCTCCTCATCGTCAGCCATGGCAATGTCCACTCCCATAGTGAACAATCCCACTGCCACATGCTCCGCTACTGTTTCTGTGTGGTAGTGAACGCTGTATTCACATGAGTCTGATTCGTTCATGGGCGTCCAACATGCAATCACTGCGAACTCACTCAGAAGACTTTCTGGGTAGTCAGCCTCAAACGCCTGAGCGTGCTGCACGATCGCCTGCCGTAGCGCCATCTCGGCTTCAGCCTTAGTATCCGTCAATCAAGCTCCTTGGGCCGGGAGCCTCCAACACCCCGGCCACGCCCCGTCAGATCGGCATTAGCTCCTGCTTGCCGTCCTCGCTGGGCCCCTTCAGCGCTGTAGGCTCGCTCTTGTATCTTGCGATAGCGTACCGGCTTCCGGCGAGCGACGCAGTTGGGGCGCTGGCACTTAGGATCATTACAGCGATGGCACACATCACAATCACAAGTGGCGGGATGAGGTCGCTTCTCCGGGAAGTTCTCATAGAAGAACTCCATCAGGTCCTCAAATATCGACTTGAGGACTAGCTCCTTACCAGTGGTGGCCTCGCTGGTTGCGTTCTGCATCTTCCACAGCCGAGTACGAACCTCGCTCACGTACCCATCAATGAAGCTACGCAGGTAGGTCTTGGGGTCGCTGTAGATGCGCTTGCGATCCGTGTCCTTGCAGAACTCCGTGTACTCCTTGGTGAAGCGAACGCCAATGGGCCGTGGCATCTCTTTCAGGTACCACTTCTCATTGACCTGCGTCCAGCGGTAGTCCTTCTCGAAGTCCTCGTCTGTCGGAACGAATTCCTGCTTCTCCTGCCAGTAGCTGTAGCCAGGAACCAACTTCTTGTTGGACTTGTGGTCACTGCGAGTGCGCTCGAACCTCTCTGGAAAGGTGCGAAGCAAAGCCGGATAGATGTCGGCCCACTTCTGGCCGGACTCCTTCAGGACCGCCAGGCTTTCCTCGTACCCCAGTGCTTTGGAGGCATGCGGGCGGACCTGGGAGGACATGTGAATCCGTACACTGGTGAATAGAACGTCCAGGTACTCGAGATCGGCGGGATAGCCGACGATCTTGGATTTCTGCCACCCCCACCAGCCGATCTTCACTCGGCAGTGCTCTGCCAGAGAGTAGAACAAGCTGCTGAGCTGATCCTGAACCTCGTACGGCGCATCACCATACTCGTACGTCCGTAGCTCCGGCCTCTGCCGCTCCGTACCAGTGTTGAAAGCTAGCTCGAATTCCTCAATGGCGTAGATGGTCATCAACTCATCTGCCTTGTTGCGGTATGTCTGAGCGGCTTCACTGTTGCCGGTTTCCTCGTAGCTATCGGCCGTATCGATCAGGCCTCGCACTCGGCGCAGCAGATCTTCCCGGCGTTGGCTACTGGTCTGTTGGTCGCTCATCGACCATTCCTTTCTTGTTGTGCTGACACCCCAGTCTACCCTGCAGCCGGAGTTCTTGTTGGTTCCAGCTCAATGGCGCTCAGCACCGATTGCAGGTTCTCAATCTGACCCTGCCGATCCTTGAGCCATTGGCTGTCCTTGATGTTGCGATGGTCTGTTGTACGCTTGGCGATGCGGTGTTCCACCTCCCTCAGCTCTCGTAGCACCAGGCGGCGAATGGTGCTGATCTGCTTGTCGGTGAGGACACAGTCATTCAGATCCGACTGGGCCATTGTTCTCCCTTCCGAGGGCTATCTGCATTGCCCTGATCTCTCGCTGCCGTTCGTCCCAGGTCTCTCCGAAGTTACGCCGCCAAACCTCGTTCACTTCTGCTGGGAACTCTGTGTAGTTGCTGATGCATACTCCTTCCGCTATGTCGTGAAAGACATCGTCGCTGTTGATCTGCGGATTGTCCTCTAGACAATCACTCACTCCTTTCTCAATGTCGGTGATCATCTCTTCGTACTTCTCTTCGTTCATACTGCAATCCTCACTCCCACGACGGGGCCATGGCACTTGGGGCACCACAGCTTCTTCCTGGCATTCCTATGGGCATCCGGCGGCTTACTGACGGGCTTGAGCTCTCTTGTTCCTCCTTCGTACCACTGCGGATTCCAGAAACAGCCCTTGCGGAAGGTAGCGGTGACGTGGCGGCACTCGCCCGTGTACTGCATTCCCTTGCAGAACTCCTGCTTCGTCACATTGAAGCAGCTAGGTTGGCTCTCTGCTCCGTACCAGTGCACGATGTACTTGTCACCAGTGGAGCCAATCACCTCGAACTCGCTCCAATAGTCGGCGCAGAACCAAGCCGGTACGATCTCAGCTGGCATTGTCCGCCTCCGCCATGAGCTGGTCGATCTTGAGAAGCTGCCGAGCGCACCGTTCGTTGATCATATCTCGGGCTTCGTACACGGCCATGTTCACGGCGTAGGGATTGCCCTCCTGGTCGAACTCCAATCCCAGGATCTGGACCTCCTCCTCCACCATACCGGCCCAGGCCATGCGGCCGGACGCCTCGAACAGGAACTCGGTGCCTTCGTGCAGCTTGGCGGCGTAGGCCGTCGCCAGGTCCCAGTTGTCCATCTCCACAGCCTGAGCGTACAAAGCCTCGATCTCCCGTTGCATGCTGACCGAGTTCTCAATCAGTTCCAGCACTACCTTCCTTCTGTCTTCCTTGTTCATGTAGTTGCCTCCAATGCTTGCTTGGTGGTGACCAGAGCCTCGACGTTATCGGCGATCGCCCCCACTACATCCAACGGGCTGGTGGAGTTGGGCTCGTGGAAGGCGTACATCTCGAACACCAGCGCCACGATCAGGTCGCCCAACTGATTGACGGCGTCCTCCGGCTCTGCCTTCTCTTCCCGCAGGTCCTCCGCCACGTCCCGAGCCTTGAAGATCATGGAGTGGTTCATGTAGCTCGTGTCCATCTTCAGCAGATCCATGGCGGGCTTGACGGAGCCACGATGCACCACCCAATGGCCCTCCTGTTCTCCTATCATCACCTCCATGGAGTCGAGCTCCTGGTTGGCCTCGAACGCCTGCCGAATGAACTCGGGGATCTCACGCTCGGGCTCCCAGTGCCCGTTGTGATTTGCTGTCAGTTCGTGCTTCACCCTTCTCCTCCTCCCTGGTGGGCCAGGAGCGCCACCTTGGTCAACAGCAACGACTGATCGACGGCTTCCTGCTGCTCCAAGTAGAAGCTGACGCAACGCCGACCGTCTACCTCATCCGGCTTGCCCAAGCTGAAGAAGTCCATGATCTTCGGAGTGGGCTCGACGAAGACGTACACCTTCCCCTCTTCCGGACTCATGGTAGCCAGCATCTC